GCAGTCAGCTCCTTGAGCTGGTTCGTCGGGGAGCCGATGGCGTCAAGCAGGTCGGCCGCCGTGGTCATGTCGCCGAGCATGACGGCGAAGCGGCGGATGGTCTGCGCTGCGTTCTGATAGTCGCTCATTACAGTCGTCCTGGTTGGTTGCGGCGCAGCATGAGCGTCACCACGATGGTGGCGCCAGCCCCGACCACCGTTAGATTGGGCCGGATGTAGCGCGGTCGCTCGATCACCTGCATACCGCCGGCTGCGGTGAGCGACGCCGCCGTGGACCCGGCCACGTTGGTGAGGTTGAAATAGTTGGTGCCGTCGTTGCTGCCCTGCATCGTGACGGTCGCGCCGCCAAAAGTGCCCGTGGCCTGCATGCAGATCTCGGAGAAGTTCAGCATCTCGAAGGGAACACCGTCTGGCGTGGCCGTGACGAGCGTGTAGGCTAGGGTGGCGTAAGAGTTATCGCCGTCGCCTACCTGCGCATAAGTTGGGGTGATGGGCATTGACGATCCTCAAGCAATTAGGTTGTACGCAATGTATCGCAGTGTAAGCCTTGACGGTTGGCAATGTCAACGTGAGAGGAGCTGGTTCGGAAATGAAAAAGCCCGGCGCAAGGCCGGGCTCTCTGAGGCAGGTGGGTTTGCTGTTACATCAAGGCAGCGGTATTGACAGCGTTGCTGAAAAGGCAATTATCGCTAAAGTAGGTCGGGTAGGTCTGCCCGGCAAACTGGTAGTACGACTGCGTGCCGATGCAGCCAACGCGCTCAGCCTTGGCTACGTTAATGTACTGGTCGCCCTGGGCCACGTAATACTGCGTGCGTGCAGGCCAGCTGATGAACTTAGCCCACAGCGTGCCCGCCGCGTCACCGACCACGTTGTTCACGCCCGCGCCGTCGGTGACGTAGATGGTCGTGCCGAAGCGCGCCACGTTGCGTGCGGTGCCGAAGTTGACGACGCTGCCATCCGCGGCTTTGAAGACGGTAGCCAGCGGACCTGCCTGGGCGGTGACGGCTGCCATCAGCATCGTCAATACTAAGAGAATCTTTTTCATGTTGTTCTTTCGGAGTTAAGGGGAGAATGGCGCCGCGCCGTTACAGCGTCACGGCCGCCGCTTGCAAGGAGGTGAACCAGGCGCCACCAACGTCGGTGATGGTGAAGACCTGGAAGGAGCCGCCACCGCCCAGCGCGTGATAGCTGGTCGAGTCGGCGGTGGTGTTGTGGTCCCAGTAGGCGCCGTTGGAGTCGAGGTTGTAGACGCGAGCGCCCATGTTAAGCAGGTTCATGTGATGCCTTTCAAGAAGTTGTGAGGGAAATGCCAAGCCATTCTATCTGATGTTTATATGCTTGGCTAACAATTTCTAGCTGTTGCGCGAAAGAGACTGGGGCTAGCTGTGGCGGATACCTTTAGGGCCTACATAGCCGTGAGTGCAATATTCTTTCTTAGCGGCATCGTACGCCTCGGAAGCCTTTTCCGGGGTGTCGAAGTATCCAAGGTTTATGGTTTTCTTACCGATGCACAGCCTGGCTCGCCAACGGCCGGTAGGCTTGAATAGCGACACGCCAAGAAAGCCCGAGCTGTTCCTGGAGCAAAGATTATGCCTATTTTGGACGTTCTGTAAGTGAGTTACTACCCTCAAGTTGGAGATTCGATTATCTTGCACCGCCCCGTTTATGTGGTCGATCATTCCCTCAGGGTGCGCCCCGTAGACGTAGAGCCAAGCCAGCCTGTGCGCTTGATACATCCGATTGTCGATGCGTATCTGGATATACTTATCGCGTGGGCGGATAGCCCCGGCGACATCGCCAACATACTGCCTATTGCAGTTTTGAATGCGAATAAAGACCCCTGTAGTGGGGTCATAGGATAGAACTTCTTTGAGGCGCGATTGCGATATAATGGAATTAGCCATACGGCCTCCTTCACAGGCGATGTTGGTTAGAAGCGGCAGGGCGCTACAACGTCTTGCCGTTTTGCATTTTAACCCAAGCAGCCGACTCCCGCCACAGTGCCCTTGTACTTCGGCAACCGTTTTATGTTCCGGTCTGTCTTTACGATCGTCGGGACGGCGAAGGTGAGGGCCAGGCTGTCGGCTCTGTCCGGGCTCTTGACGCCGCGGCGCTTCGCATCTTCCTTGCTCTCGAGCAGCAGCTCGCCTGCCCGGAACCCGTAACGCAGCGCTGTCAGGTCTACCTTCAGGTCGTTGTCGTTGGGGATTGACCCCTCCCTCATCCACTCCTTCATCTGGGCCCACATGAACGCACGCACGTTGTAGTGGCTGCCGTCGGCCAGGCGGGACGCGCTGTTCACGTCCACGACCACCTTAGTGAGGCGGCCGGTGCGGCGGTCGGTGTAGTCAGGGTAGTGCCCCCGGAGGATATCGGCAGCACCGGCGCCTATACCGATGGTGTCAACCGCGATCTGCTCGGGCCGTTCGCGATAAGCATCGATCTCCTGCTTGCACCTGGCCGCCACATCCGTGACGTTAAGCTTGGCCAGGACGATCTGCTTTAGCAGAACACGGCCACGACGGATACTAATGCACGACTTGTCATCGCCGAAGCGTGCCACGTCCAAGCCGATGCGCAGGCCGCCGATCGGTTGCACGTCAGCAGGCCCGCGGCGCATGGCGTTTGCTACGATGTCGGCCGGCACATAGGCGTTGGCTACCGAGCCCTCGTACTGCATGTCGATCTCTTGGGCGACGATCACCGGGTCAAGGGTGGCCACCTGTTTTGCATACCACTCTGGGCCTTTGCGGGGGTCTTGGGTCCAAGAAAAACTGAACACGCTGGTCTTCCCGTTGTGCCGCCGGCGATAGAAACTGTTACCCGCACCGTTTGGTGTCGAAATATAAAGTTTGCAGTTTGATGTTTGAGAGAGCGCAGCGTCGATCGAGTCAGGGTTCTCCAAGAACGCAGCTTCGTCCACCAGGTACAGTGAGGCGCGGGCTCCGCGACCAATATTCTCGCCGCTCTCCCCTATGATGGTGGACCCATTACTGCGATTGATGACGCGCATGTTCGGCGCATCCTTCTGCTCGTTCCAGCCAGTCGGCTTGAATTCCGGCGGCAATAGGTTCACACACTGACGCGCTTTCCAAAACAAGGTCTTCGGATCGCCGGCGGCGTCCAACAGGCCCTCCTTACGTGAGCCGATGCCGATCACCGTGTCAGGGAAAAATGTCCACATCCACACGGCGAACGAGACGCACAGCCACGACGCACCTACGTCACGCGACTTCTCGGCCAGGCCGTCTGAGCGAGCAAGCCACAGGCCGTGCATCCAATCTATGAACTCAACCTGCTGGGGGAACAAAATGAAAGGCACCACCACGGGGAGGCCAACCTCGGCATTGCGGGGGTCGCTGGTAAAAATCCAGTCGTTGATGAAGATGGCTGGATGATCGGCGTAAAAAGCTTTTAGCGCCTGCAGATTGCCTGGGTTGGCGCGCAGCCGCTCAAGCTTGATCATCCGCTCTTTGTAGACGTCGTCGTAGTTCGGGTGCTTCCAGTCGAAGCCGTCCGGTACGAATTTATGAGTAGCATATGCTGGGTTTGCCATGAGCGCAGTGTACGCTAGGCATTGCTCCGAAACAAGAAGGTGCGCATAATGGTCGGTGTGGGGAGGCGTTGATCGCGCCTCCCCGCTCCTAATCAATCAGCCTATTGCGGAGGCGTCATGAACAAACAAATCCTAACACAATCCCGTCTGCAGGAGCTACTGCATTACGATCCAGCCACTGGTATTTTCACATGGCTGGCGCAGGTGTCCGCCAAGACTACAATAGGTAAGCAAGCAGGCTACGAGAACAAAAAAGGATACATCATGGTAGGAGTCGATGGCAGATGCTACCGAGCCCACAGATTGGCGTGGCTATATGTGACCGGCTCATGGCCGGTAAACTGCATCGACCATCGAGATACGCGCAGGTCGAACAACGCTTGGCGGAATCTTCGAGAAGCTACCGGCGCGGAAAATCAGCAGAACAGAAAGTCCGGATCGAAGAGTAAAAGCGGCCTGCTAGGGGTAGGCTGGGACGGCAGGAAGAAAAAATGGAAAGCAGCGATCCAGGTCAACAATGTCAGCACCCACCTTGGTAGATTCAAAACCCCTGAAGAAGCGCACGCTGCGTACGTAGCTGCGAAACGCAAACTGCATCCTTTCAACACCTTGTAGCGCTTGCATATTGTTTTGAACTTGCAAAATTTCGCAAGTTGCCAGCTGCATGTTGTGGTATGTTCGTGGCGCAATGCTGTTTGCTATGGGCTCGCATACTTGTCACGAGAGGGACTGATACTCGGCCATTCTGCAGCCCGAAAAGCGGGTGCTAGGGGGCCTGCTGCATTTTTCCATGGGGTTTTTTCCCAGCTTCGACCCCCGGTAGGGGTCTCGCAATCCGCTACTTTCCTTCGATCAGCTGGCGATAAGCATCTTGCGGGCTCACGTTGACGTTCACTTGAACAGCAACGGGCGGCCTGTCAGATCCATTAGCCACAATGCTATGCGCCTGGCGCTCTAGCTCGATCAACTGCGATCTGATCTTGACGACAAGCGCTAGGCTGTTGAGCTTCTGGAGAGGTGCTGACTTCTTTTCGAGAATGTCTTTCTCCAAGGCATTGAGGTAAGCCATGTCCCGCGAGACATCGACCTTGTGCTGCCCAATGATTCTGTCGCGCAACTTTGCCAGCGCTTCGATGTCGTCCGCAATCGGCACCTCGGTAAGCTGTGTGCCATTTGGGGATAGCTTGATGCTCGTTGCGGGTAGCCGATTGCCGTGCTCTGCGAACTCGGGCGCGTTGCGCTTCCAGCCTTTGTGTTTAACCTGGTATGTGATGGCGGCTGGCGTAATGCCGTTCTTTTCTGCCAAGGCGCGCGCAGATATAAGCGTGGTCTCAAACTCTTGGCGAATTGGCGCCCAGTCAAGCTTGCTTTTAAGTGCAATCGGCATATTGTGATACTTCTACCTGAGGAGTGGCTATTTAGTACCGTAATTCGATACTTGCACAGAGCACATGGAAGTGTGCAGGATAGCACACAGTAATGGGCACTGTGCCATAGCGCGTTTCCTGCAACTTTATTCCATTAAATGAAATAATCCTGACTTTCTTCATAAAACCTGCAATTATTTTCAAATTACCCTTGCATTGTGCTACAACATGCTATATTCTGGACTTACTCGCTCGCTACCAGAGCGCAATTTCTGACAGGAGACACAGCATGGCCGGTACAAATCAAGCCGTTGATCAAGGCGCCCACGCCTTAGAGATTGACCGCCTTCAAGCGATCATTAAGCAGCAACGCATCTTCCTCGAAATGCACGATGCGCTGTCCGATAAGTTGATTGCCGCGCTGCGTGACGCCGAATCGCTGATCGACGCCCTAGCACTTGCCTGTTGCGACCGCGTGGACAGCACGCAAGACCCGCGCCGCGCGGCCGTCAAGGCAGCATTGGCCGCAGCAGGTGCGGGGTGCTAATCGCCCTGGCCATCCTGTTAGCTGTCATATGCCTCGCTGCTGTTTGGGCCTGCGCCGTGATCTTCAGAATCGAAATGAACGCAAGGGAGAATGAGCAATGAAAAACTTCTTCGAGGGCGTGCTGTTCGCAGCTGTCATGCTGTTGCCCGCCACTATCGTCTATCTTTGGGAGTACCTGTCATGAGCGGCAAACCATCATCCAAGACCGTCGCGGCGATGTATCTGATCCAGTCCAAGGGCATGTGCGCGCATCAAGCGGCCAAGCGCGTTGGCATCGCAGTATCAACGATTTACCGTAGCAACCTGTACCGTGCAGCCAATGGCCTGCCGGTGTTCAAACAAACTGTAAAGGGGAAATGATCATGGCTAAGTACAACGGCCACATGAGCGCGCAAGATGCAATCGACCGGGCCCACGATGAAGCGTGGCGAGCTGTGCGCGAAGCTCCGACACCGAACTACCGGGCCTTCTGCATCGCTGTGCTTGAGCTCCAAGCCAGTGCCAAGCCCGAGCTGATCGTCGCCCTGGGCAAGCGGTACGGGCTGCTTTTACCGGACGGGACGGAGAGCCCGAACCTCTAACGACATCTACCCATCACAAGGGGCTGGCCGAAACGCTGGCCCCTTTTCACGTCCGCAGGCTCTACGCAGCAATGCGCCGGGACGGCTCGCAGCCCTCGGACAGCACGTCCACGGGCACCAGGCGAACGCACAGGAGCTGGTTGTTCTCCTTGTTGTAGACCACGTCCACGGCTAGCCCTGCGTAGGTAGCGTCCTTCTCGACCTGGTCCAGAATGCCATTGATCTGGTCCATGAGCATCTGGCGACCCTGCGCTGGCGTCGCCGTGCTGTCGTAGATCACCTCAGGAGGCGCCAGGGCCTCCAAATGGCTGTTATCGAGGTCAGGGGCGTGCTCAGCCCTGATCGCGTCTGCAATGGCTGTTAGCGGGCTTAGAATGGGCATCATGCTGGTGCACCTTCATCCTCGCCCAAGCCGGCCTTGAACTGAGCGTTCGAGTCTTCTTGGCTGGCCCCACCGTTCGCGATCGTGTCCTTGATCTTGGCCATCAGGTCGGCCATGCCTTTGACCGGCACTGCGTTGTAGTCACCTTCCTTGCCTTCTTCCTCGGCCTCTTCCGCGCCTGGCTCAACGCAGTAAGTCATCGAACCGTCGGCCGCGACCTTGATCTCGATCGTATAGCCCTGGGCTTCGGGCGCGGCCCCTTCCTCGGGCATTGGTGCTGCTTCGGCTTCCATGTCGTCCATTGTGTTCTTTCGTTGTGTGATGGGTCGGATGAGGCTTGCAGTGTACCGCTTGCCATGTGCTGTGTGCAATGCGCTCGGCGTGATTTCTTCCACTGCTTTGATTCGCTGGCGCCGGTCGAAAATCAGACCGTGGACAGGTTGCACAGGTTTTGGGTCTGTTTTCCAAAACTTTTCTAAACTACTTCTCGTAGCGACTTTTGGAAAAGAGAACTAAAACCTGTGCAACCTGTCCACGGAGAGGAATTTTGCACAAAAAATAGGCAGAAATCTCTCAATTTCTGCCTAAACTTGAAAAATATTACAGGTTTAAATTGAATCTGCGTCGGCCCCGCTCTTCAGCGCCAACCCTTTGTAGACTCGCACACCTCCTGATTTTGCTTTAAGGAAACCTTTCTCAGCCATCTTCCTGCCAAGTGCGGTCTGCGAGTTGATCCATTGCGGGCCGCCACCCTCTTTGATGTAGATGCGCCATGCATCCCACAAATCGGCAGCGGTGACCCGCAAATCGGCCCCCTCCACGCAATATTCATCCAGCCAATCGCGCATCACATCCATGTCGTCCCTGTAATCCTTCTTTGCCTCGACGACGGCTCGGGGTGGCTTCAGGCCGATCCGTTGATACTCCAGCGCGCCTTCGACACACCAGCGCAAGATGCCTGGGGCCTCGGCCGCCAGCTTGGCTGCCCGGTCCAGATCCTTAACCACGCCCACATCCGTGTCAAAGTTCCGCAGGAATGGAATGGGCATGATACGGCGCCAGATGGCGTGATCCTCACCCTTAATCGTTGGGCGGTGGTTGGTCGGCATGAACGTTACCCACGACGGGATGACCTCGATCGTGGTCTTGGCATGGACGCCGCGTGCCGGCATGGCCTCGCCGCCTGTCATGGACTTGATCAGGCCCTCCTTGAGTACGCTGCCAGCGTCCGGCTCGGTCACGTACACGAATCTGGAGCCCCGCAGGCGCAGAACATCTTCACGGCAGCCCCCTGCGTTGCCTCCTTCGAGGCCGCTGGCTAGAAACGTGGCTGCAGCGGCAGTGCGCGCCTGGTCGCCGAACACTCCCCGGATGGCGCCCAGCACCGTGCTCTTGCCGTTGGCTCCGTTGCCAAACGGGATCACGATGATGTCGTCCTTGGGGTCGCCCATCATCGCGTAGCCTACCACCCGCTGGAAGAACGCAGCCAGTTCCATGTCACCGCAGAAAACGTCGGCAATGGTCTGCCGCCACAGCGGGGCCTCGGCGCCGATGTCGTAGACCACCTCGGACGCTACCGTAATGCGGTGCTCAGGGCGCGGCGCTACCAGCACGCCCGTGCGCAGGTCCACAGCACCGTTGGCGACACCGAAGAGGTGCCCATGTTTGTCTAGCTCAGTCACAGGCACCAGCATGCTCTCCATGGTCTGTGCAGTGGCCACCATGCCGGAGATCATGGACGACTTCTGGCTGTTGGCGCAGAACTGCATGAACTTGC